TTATTTAAAATGAAACTAAAACTAGGTGAATAACTTCTATCATTATCCCACTCAATTTCATAATCATCAATTGATTTACATTTAAAACCTTTATTTAATAATGTTTCTTTAATTATTTTTTTTTCCTTAGAAGTAAAGTTATCATTATTAGATTTAGTAAAATACCAACCTTCAATACCATTATATTTACCTGATCCTAAATAGGGTTGGTCAGTATTTGATCTTTCAGGATCACTCCAATCAATCATATATTTTATTCCAATACCATTTTTAGCTAATGCTTTACCTAATGTTTTAAATCTATTTTTACTTAGTGTTTTTATCATAACCTACTTTTAATTTTAATGCTTTTACATGTTTACAATTACCACTTGATCTCCAATAACCAGGACATGAACAATGGAATTTACCACTTTCAGGGTAATATTTTGTTTTATATTCACCTAACCCACTACCACTTATATTAGTTTCAATTATTGGTTGTTTTTTAACTTTAGGTTTAGGTTTAATCCAATTAATATCTTCTAATCTAGTTTCAGGTAATACTTCCTGCCAAGATGGAACAATATATGTTTTTCCACCTAATTTTAATATTGCAGGTGGTAAAATTCCTTCATAATCATATTTAAATAACCTATAATTAACAAAAGGACCAAATCCATTTGGATTAAATGATAGACTGGAGCTTTCTCTCCAAAACCTACGGGTTCTCATGTTTCCGTATTTGTTTAAATTTGTGAATTCTACTATGGGCATAACCTTTATTTACTATGTAAATATACGAAAGAAGGCCTGGATATCCAAGCCTTTTTGTGTTTATCTTTACGATAATATTTTTTCTTATTTCTATGAGGATCAGGAACCTTCATAGAATCATACCATTCATGCTGTGTAAGTATAATCTTTTTCATTATTTTGTGGTTGTAAATCTACTGATAAAGCCATACATAAGTTATACATTTGACCTGAATTATGGATAACCATAAAATCTTCTTCAGTCATATGGTTAAACAAATCCACTGGTCTGAACATTTTTCTACTTACCTTGTCCCCTATAGGCTTTGACATAGTTTTTACTTTGTTTACTTCTACTTGTGTTATTTTTTGAGTGTACTCCGGGTCGTTTTTTACGCTTATTAGCTTTGTAATCCGATACAACAATTCGTGCCATAATCTTTTTATCATAAATATAATGTATATCCAGAAAAACGCTGCATGTACGTAGTTATTTTTACACCGTTACCATCCTCTTTAACTTTACCATTTCTAAACCATTTTCTAACACTACCAGCTCCACCCAAATGAGCAGCTGCTAATAAACCCGATTCCGTTATTAATATATCATTTATAATTTGCCCATTAAACTCATCTATATATTTTTGTAATTTTTTCTTATTATACTTTAAAAGTTGTTGCATAGCATACTCTTGTAAATCAGGACTATTTAAAAATGCTTCTTTAGTAACTTTAATTTTTAATGTTTTTAATGTTGATTTACCAAATTGGTATTTACCCATATAACCATATCTATTTACAATAAAATATCTATTACCTGATTCTTGCTGCCCCATGGCGAATAAAAATTCATCCATGCCTTTAATTTCAATAACCTCTTTTTTAATAACTTTAACCTCTAATGCAGGTAATTCTTGTGATATTGGTTTATTTGAAGGTACAATAAATAATATAAATAATAATAAAAATGTTCTCATAATTAAAAGTTTTTTAGAAAATCACCCTTCATTGTTTTAGATTTTAATTGTTGGGCTTTTTCATCGTTTTTAAGCATTTTATCAGTTAACTTTTCTAAATGTTTACTCTTTTGCTTATCATAATCTTTAACTATTTTATGATATTTTTTATCTATAGATCTAGTTTTTTTCATATTCTTGAGATATATTGGTTTTCATCATTTTCTTCTTTATCTAACCCTAATTCTTTTAACCGTTGTAAATGATATTCATCTACTTCCCAATCTACCTTATCAGTAGTATTATAGTGTTCTTGGTGGGATTCAATTTGTTTTTTATCATTTTTATTAAAGATATCACCAACAGTTAAAAAATAGTGGTTATAACATAATAATTGAATATTATTTAAGCTGTAATTATTACTATTATTATCTTTAAAGTGAAGTAATAAAGGCATTTTATAATCTAATACCCTCCTTTCATTAAAACTACATACAGCACATTCTTCTAATAAATATCCTTCTTCTATTAAAGAATATTTTAGTTTATTAGGATCAAAATGAGAAGCAGCAATCCTACCTTCAATAATTTCAATCATAGGGGGCATTTTTTTAGAACCTTTTAAAAATTTAGGAATACCTTTACCAGATTGGTTTTTATGACTATCAAATAAATTATACATCTTAGCATATTTCTTATAATGTTGATAAGAAACATGCAAGTATCTAGCTGCGGCCATATTAGATAATGTTTTACCTTGTGCTGCTACAATTTGTTCTTTACTAAGAAATTTTTTTTTATTTGCCAAAATTATTTTTTGGGTTCAACTTCTTTTATTTGAACAGGACCAAAGAGAGTTTTTTTATCTTCTTTGTCAAAATCTAACACTTCTGCTTTGTTAGCTTTTTCTAGATTTTTTTCTGCTTTAAGTTGGTTTTGATAATTCCTGTATTCATTTTCGTCCATGATAACAGTTTCAATCCAAGTATGGTCTCCTTCACCCATCATTATAGGAACACCTGATTTTTTACCTGCTCCCAAACCAGCTTCAGAACATTTTACACAAAAACTATAACCAAATTTAGTTAATCTTAGTTCTGGCATTAATTCACCACAATTAGAGCAAGGTATCATTTTCAAATTTTGATTCATAGGTACGGATTTTTTAGAATATGACATAAATATAACTTTTATTTTTAAAACCCGTAAATATACGAAAAAAAATTCAGGAAGCCAACTAAATTACCGCTCTTCCTTTCATATTTTCCCAATCTCTTTTAGATCTTATGTCATTATTTTTACTATCTGTAGCTACTAATATTTCAGGATTTATTTTAAGTTTTAAAGATAAATTAATTAAAGCTTTAACATCCTTAGGAAAACAATGACCTCCATACCCTAAATCACCATCTGGACCTGGTACTGCCCAATGAGATTTGCCTAATCTATCATCATAACAGGAGTATTCAATTACTTTATCATAATCTATTTCTAACCCATTACATATTTGATACATTTCATTAGCAAATGACACCTTAGTTGCTAAAAAGCTATTAGTAACATATTTAACCATCTCAGCATATGTTGAATCGGTTTTAATTATAGATGATTTAGGGAATGCTTTAGTAAATATGGGTTTTAACCTAGTAGTTGATTTTTTCTCACCCCCTAAAATAATTCTTTTTTGATTTTCAAAATCTTTAACAGCATTTGCTTCAGTTAAAAATTCAGGGCTAAATACTATATTTAAAAATGTATGTTGTGTATTCCATTTTTTAGTAGTTCCTGGTGGGATTGTTGACTTAACAATTATAATTTTTTCTTGTTGGGTAAAAGAAGCCATTAATTCTAATTCAGTTAATACTTCCTCTACTATTCCTACATAACAACTACCATCTTTTTTATTCATGGGAGTAGGTAAGCAAACAAAAATTATATTACAATTTTCATTTATTTCTTCTAAAGTACTATTACATAAGTTAGCTTGTAAATCATAAGTTAACACATTATAATAATTTTTAAATTTTTGGTAAATTGCATTACCAACAAATCCTTGACCTATTATTCCTATATTCATAACTAAATTGTTCTATATCTTCTTGAATTATTCCAATATACTCTAGATGTATTACCCAAGAATTTTTTCTTATATATTCTATTATTTAACTCACTTCTAATTTGATTGAGTTGTGTATTCCCGTTTTGTTGATCTTGATTATTTATCATTTTATTTCCAAAAACTATATATTCCTTTATCTAATTCATAACTTGGCCACACAAACCTATCTCTCATTGGTTGTTGTTTAGCCCATTCCCACATTTCAGTTAAACCTGCTTTTAGGGATGTTTTATGTTCAAACCCTAATATATCAATTGATTTCTGATATGTTGGTATTGAATGTTTAACTTCATGTCTTGCTTCTTTAAATATTGTTTCACCATCACCTATTACTGTTTGTAATATTTGATTAGCATGTAATATTGAATGTTCAGCTACACCTCCTAAGTTAATTATTTCTTTACTTGCCTCAGGTTTAATAGCTGCATTCCAAAGTGGTTCTAATGAATCATCTATATAACTAAAAGCTCTTGTTTGTTTTCCATCTCCAAATATAGTCATTGGTTGGTGGTTTAAATGTTGGAACATCCAAATACCTAGTACATTTCTATATTTATCCCAAATATTTTGTTTTATACCATATACATTATGTGGTCGAATTATACAATAATCTAATCCATGTTGCTCGTTAGCTATTTGGATATCCATCTCACAAGCATACTTTGCAACTCCATAAGGATCAATGGGTGATTGTTGTTGTTTTTCATCAAAAATACCACCATCTCCATGACCATATACTGCTAAAGTTGATGTAAATACCAATCTTTTAACGTCGTGTTTTATACATTCATTGACTATGCGTGCTGTTGCTTTTAAATTGTTATCATAGTTGTATCCACGTATAAAAGGCGATAACCCTTCAGCGGCATATGCCGCAAAATGATATACATAGTCAATTTTATGTGCTTCAAATATGTTTTCAATTGGGTGATTAACTAAATCCATTTGCCAGAATTTAACATCTGGGTGGATGTTTTCTTTAAATCCTCCACTTAGATCATCAACACCAATTACTTGGTATTCGTTGCCTTTGTTTTTAATTATCCAATCAGCTAATCTACTACCTAATAGACCTGCTACACCTGTTACTAATATATTTTTTTTCATATTAAATATTTGTTTTTAAAGATTAAATCAACCTGAAATAACTCAACATTATTAAGTCTGTGAAACTCTGCAATTTCATATATTTCAAATTGGGGTCTTAAAAATTCTATTACGTCCCCGATTTTACATCCATTAATATTCCATTCAATTATTGAACACTCTAACTCAATATAATCAACACTGTTTAACATATCACCCATCCCTTCCATTATTATAATTTCAGAACCTTGAGTATCAAGTTTTAATAAATCTATTTTTTTGATATTATGTTTTTTACAAAGTGACTTTAATGTTGTTGTAATTCTTTTTTCCTTAATTAAAAATTCATCGGAATAGTGATACGTATTTTCTCTAAATAAAGAATCCCCAGTACAGTAACCTCCATTTTTTTTATAAAATGTTACTTCCTCACCTTCTTTGTTAGATAAAACTTCAACTTCTCCAACATTAGTATTAGGAAATTTACCATTACCATTCCAATCATTAGCATCAACTCCCATAATATATGTTTCAGGAAATATTTGTCTAATTTCACTACTCCACTCACCTTGACACGCACCTACGTCAATACAAACTTTAGGTTTAAATTCTAAGTCTCTTAGTCTACTATATATTAAATTTCTACCCATTATATTTTATTCCAAATTAATGTTTTTTTCCAATCTGTTAATGGTGATAACCAAGCTGTTTCTCCATGTGTTGCATAACCTGGTATTGGAGTTATTAATATTTTTCCTTGTGTTTGTAATTCTATAAACATTCTAAAATCATCTGGGTGAGTGCCTGATGTCCATTTTCTTAAAATAGGTTCACATTCTTTAAGATTTTTAATAGTTGAAGCAAAAGTCATAGTAGTGCTATTAGTTATTTTCCAATGTGTGTTATCTGATAGATATACTCTAGTATTTTCAGCTCCTCCATCACAATAAGGGTTACCCCCATTTGATGGAAGCATATACTTATCAGGGTGATCATACAATGAAACGAAGTGAGCTTTTAATTCAAATCCTTCTTCTATAATAGCTCTAGAATTAGGTTTATGTATGTAATCGTTTTCTAAAAAATAAACAGTATCATTATCATCCATTTGTAACGCTTCATCTAAAGCAATATTAAATGTAGCAGCACCATTGCCTCTACTAACATATAAAATGTGATCTTTTGATTTATATTTTTCAATCATATCACTAGTTTCTTTAGAAACATTATCTGCTATAATAGACCACTCACAATCATCAAATACTTTTACTGCATTTGCTAAACATGCTTCATTTGTAATGTAATCAGGTTTAACTTTATTATAACCTGAATCTGATATCCTATATATTACTTTCATTCGAATTTTATTCCTTTTATAAGGGTGTTATTTTTAGGATTATGTGAATTATTCTCATGTAATTGAGGTGGTATACCCCATTTGTACATATAAGTTTGAGCAGCAGGATTTTCTGATGCTATAAATGATTCTTTAGTTTTGCCTTTTTTAGTAGCCATACTAACAAAATGGTAAAAATGGGCACTATGTATTCTTTTAAATGTTTTATTATTTAGTTCTAGTTTTAGGAAAAAATCCCAATCACATATGAAAGGAGATTTATATAAAACATCAAAACCACCTACAATCATATAATCTTTTTTCCACATTGCAAAAGGAAAAATACCACCATCAAGAGTAATTTTTTTATTTCTAATAGTAGGTTCATATTTTATAAAACCATCATAATCAAATTCCTTAGGATTAGTACCAAAATCCTTAACTGGGAAGTTAAATATACCATTATATGGTTCTATTTGGTTAATAGTTATAACTTCATTTTTCTTTAAATCTTTTTCAATAGCTACATCCCAATCCTTACATAATACATTATCATCATTTATAATACAAATCTTTTCATTAGTGGCGTTCATTACAGCTAAATTAAGAGCCTGCTGCATACCCTGGTTTTGTCCTAAATTTAATAAAAATATATTATCTTTATATTTATTAAGTACCTCTTGGCTTTCTTCTATAAAACCATCAATAGCTACAATGATTTGGTTTTTATGTTTTTGATTTTCAATTGCCGATTTTAAACATATGTCTAAACAATCAGGGTTCCTATAAGAAGGTATAATTAAACTTACCATTTATAATGTTTTTTCAATGTTATAATATCTTTCGTTTTGTTTCTCTTGTCGTTCTACTTGCTTATTGTGAGTAATACTAAATTTTTCATCTACAGGTAGTGTAGCAAATTCTTTATATCCTGTTACCATACCATGAACAGGATGCCCAGTCCACTGAATTTCTGGGATGTTTCTGTATATTCTTTTTTGTTGGTCAGGCCAATTAACCCATCCTTTTTCATCTACCCTCCAATTCCATTTTTTGATATGTGCTTCAGTTAAACCTCTTACAAGGTTTTTACGTGAAACTATTAACATATCTAATGTAGGATTTGATTCTAAAATGGGTTTTAAATTTAACATCAAATACTCATTTGGTATCTCATCAGCATCTATTTGAAAAATATAATCTCCCTTACATAAGGAATTCATATAATTTTTATTTTCTAGAAAATTTTGTTGAAAATTAAAGGGAAATGCTCTTACTTTATCTTGATGGTGTTCTAAAATATCAAGTACTTCTTTTGTAACTCTATTTTCATCATAAACAATTACTATTTCATCTTCTTTATCTATAATAGGACTTATAAACTCTATTAAATGTTGAAGTTCTTTATGTTCATTACAAACTGTTAATCCATAACTTATTTTCATACTATCTATTTTACATTTGGTACTAATGCTCCAATATAATCAAGAGCTTCCATATAGTCACGTTCAGGGAAATGAGCTATAGTACTCATATCTGTTTTAAAAGATTGTCCTTTATATTTAGGATCTTTTTTTTCTTTTTTAGTTAAAGGAACTGCTTTTACTGATGCCCAATGCCAATCATCTTTATTAGGACCCTCAGCAAAAACCATACCCAATTCAATTTGATTGACATTATTAGGAAGCCATATAAGCCCAGTATCTAGATCAGTCCAAGCTAAATCTTTATATAATTCAGGTAATACTGACCATTGTTCTTGATAAAATTCCGATTCTGCTACCATTAAACTATTGGTCCAAAACCCACAAGATAAACTAAAATAGCTAGTAATTTTATCATTAACTTCTATTTTATAACATAAATCACCTCCTGATTTAGGGCACTTTATTATTTCGTCGTGTTGCATATTATTATAATTTAGGAGATTCTAAAATTGGTAAAGATAAATCTACTTCTTTTGGAAAATCGGGTAAAACTTCGTCTAATTTTTTATCAATAAAATCCTGCATGTGTTCAAAAGTAAAATTAGATTTTATATATTGTCCTTGTTTTTTACCTTTAACAGAATAAGGTTTATACTTAGTATATACCTCTTTTAATGCTGAAATTGATGTTTTATCATTTATTTTAAACCATTTAGTTTCTTTAAGTAACCACTGATTAGCTGCACTAGGGTGAACATTTTCTAATTCACCCCCAATTAATACTGTATGAGAAGGATTTAAAAAATCTAATGGTCCTGACCATCCAGAACAAATTATAGGTTTTTTACTTAAACAAAATTCAGCTAATGGTCTTCCATACCCCTCACCTTTAGTAAAAGATACCATAGCTTTTACCTTGGGATGATTATATAAATCATTCATTTGGGAATCAGATAGATTACCATTTAAAATATAAACATTAGGTAATTTTGCATTATGTGGAAATTCATGTTTTATCCTTTTTATTTTTTTAAGGAGAGTATCTCTACTTAAATAGCTATTTCTACCCGTGCTCGCTTTTAGAATAAGAGCAGGAGATATGTTTTTACCCTTAAAAGCAGTAAAGAAATTTTTTATAAGTATCCCTACATTTTTTCTATCATGACCTAAATCCCCATTCATCCAATGGCCCACAAAAAGGTAACAAAATGATTCTTTAATACTTGAAAGATCGAGTTCAACATCATTATTATCTTTATGGAAGTAGGTATTCAAATCAACACCTTCAAATAAAACCTCTATTGGTTTTTCTAGTTTAATTACCCCTACAGGTTGATTAGTTCTTTTATCTCTTTTTTCAAATTTAACATCCTGAAATACTTTTTTACTATGTTGAGAAGAAACAAAATTTAAATCCATCCTATTTAATCCATCTATCCATTCTGCTTGGCAACCTGTACTTTCTATGCCTGCTGTTATCCCAATATTGAATTTACCTACTTTTTGAAATTCACTAGGAATAGTTATTTGTGAAAATATATCAGGTTGGGAATCTAATTTTTGTATAATATATTTATTTAAAAACTTCCAATTTTCATGGTCTTGTAAAAAACCACCTGGGGTATCACCCCATCTTTGTGGTAAAATTTTTACATCATACTTATCAGTATTTATTATAGCTTTGGCTACATCTCGCGAACGTGCCCCATAACCACTATAAGTATCTATAGGACAACTAATTACATAACTTGGTTTACTCATTAATATAAAATTTTATGGTTTAAAAATTTGCCTTTATAATCAGTAGCATTTACAATCTCATAATCTTCTCGTGGCTTCCAATTATCAAAAAGTTCATTTACAGTATTTATAAAAGTTTTAGCCTGAGCCTCAGCTGTGAATTGAGCTTCTTCACTAATAGCCCACTCTCTTCCAGCTAATCCTCTCTCTTTTCTTTCATCATTGCTTAATTCATAAACTTCTTTAATTCTTTCAACAGCATCCTCCCAAGCACACCTATCATCAAAAATATAAGGTGTTGGAGGAGAACCTTGTATTGATCTGCTTGTAGGATAAACTGGAAATGCCCACTTTCCATGCTTTTTAAAGGTACCTCTGTGGTTAGAAGGAATTTCTTTACTAGGAGTAAACCATTCCCCTTCATTATTTTCAAATCTCATTTGGTCCTGCATTCCCCCTGTAGTGTTAGCTATAATAGGAGTACCAGTTAATAATGCTTCTGTAATAGTCAATCCCCATCCTTCATTAGAGGTTAATAATACTTGAACATCAGCAGTATTATATAGTAAATTTAATTTTTCCCTACTTAACTTAGAATTAGACATAATTATACTTTTTGAGTAACTTTCTCCAAAAAGATATTCTATTACAGCTGATAAATCAGTTCCATGATCAGTAACTAATTCTGTATGTAAAATAAATCTACACTTATCTGCTTTTTCTTTAGGTAAAGAATCTAAAAACACCCTAAAGGCTAATAATGCATCCGGAATTTGTTTTCGTCTTATATTTCTTGAATTAAAGAATAAAGTAAAATCAACTTCTTCCCCTTTAAATATATGCTTTTTAAATTCAATTAATGTTTTATCATCTGAATTAAGAGGGTAATAATGTTTATGATTTAACCCATGAGGTAGATATTTAAATATCCTATTTGAATTATCACAATCTTCTAAAACTAATTTATTTATATTTACTGTTTGTTTAGAAATACCAAATAATAAATCACAAGACTCATAATAGGGTTGATTATATCTAGGGGCAGGATAATCATCCCAAATATTAAGGTAAATTATAGGGCATTGTTTTCTAATTTGGTCCTCCATATTAAATACATGCTGAAAATATCTAGGATCAGTAAATAACATTACTGCATCAGGTTTTTCCATATTCATAATATTGTGGAGTTCTAAAGAATTACTATAACCATTCACACAATATAAAAATACAGAAGAATCTTCAATTCCTGATTCTTTATTAGTTGCAGCAGATATATCTAATCTTTTTCCAGCTTCTGGGTGTTTTATAGCCCCCGCTATATTAACCCAATTAAAATGCTGGCAGGTACCAACTACTATTTCTTTTGCAATTGTAGCAACTCCTGAGTGTACTCTTATATCATCACAAATTAATAGTATTTTTTTTCTTTTATCCTTAGGGATATATTTAAAACTTTTATTCATTATTTTTATAAATCTAGGTTAGTTTGGTTTGTAATTTGTTTCCTAAAATCATCATCTGTAAGATACAAAAACAAAGCCCTATCAGCAAGTTTTTGAAAAGAAAATTTTCTTCTTACACATTCAATTTTAAAATTCTCGAATAAATCACTTTTAACCTTAACACTTGTTAGTGTCATTTTTTTCGCATTTGACATAATTTTTATTTTTAATAACGTTTAATTATACATATATCAAAATATCAGTAGAGTATAGCTTCATTACAAAGTTCTTGTTCTTCTTTATAAGGGCAAAAAGTACAAGTCCATTTTGATGGTGTAGCTGAGTAATCTGATTCTTTGATTTTACCACTATAATTAAAACATTCCTTAATGAAATTATTAATAGCAGTTTTTGCTTTATTTAACTTTATTTTACCACTAGGGGGAGTAAAAGTTTGAACTCTATATGCTTGGTGGGGCGACATTATTTTTTCATCATCCCAATCTAACACTTTTCTTTTTAATATAAAAAATTCAATTTCTATTTTATCTAAAGGAATACCATACTGCTCAGAAAAAAATTGTTTATATAATAAAAGTTGATATTGTTTATCCTCATCTTTTTTAGCATAACTATTCCAACCCTTAGTACTGGTTTTTATATCAATTATTTTAAATGTATCTGTTGGTTCATGGTACGTAACAACATCCAAATACCCCATATACAAAACATTATTATACATTTTATTTGGTGGTATTATTATAGGTAATTCACAACCTACTAAATATGTACCTTTTTTACTAAAATATCTACTACGTTTCTTTTTAAACCAATTTAAAATAGCAACCCCATCTTCAAAAAATTCTCTCATTTCTCCAGCATTAGAAAAATGAGATTCTTTATTTTTTTCATATTGATTTTGGTATTCTGTTATAAATTTACTTCTAAAATCCTCTTCTATATCTATTTCTCTATCAGCTGCAGCAAATGATTTATCATATGCTACATCTAAATAATGTTGCATAACTTCGTGGATGGCTGTTCCAAATACAGTATGAATTGAAGAAGTAAAACGTTTAATTTTATCCTTATACTGTAATTTCCATCTATGGGGACATCCTCTAAATATGGACATCTGAGAATATGATATATTCTTTTGATATGCATAATTAACGGGGGTTGGAGGATTATTTCTAATCTCCTTTATAATCTTTGGGATCTTTTTAGCCAAACTATTTTTTCCATTTATCTCGACCTACTAAAAGGCCGATTATTCCATAATTAGCAATATCTATAAATGTATCTTGCATACCTTCACCTTCAACAAATGATCTACCATTTATTAATAGATTTTTTAAACGTGATATTTTATCTGTTAACCTAATACACAACCCAGTTAGTGAGAATTGTTTATCATCGCTATTATTAACGATATCTCCGCCTAAAGCAATGTTATTTAACCCATAATCCATATGCTTACGAGCAAACATTTCATACATTTCTTTTTGTATC